TTAGTACCGCCTGCATCGATGGCTGATTGAACATCACTACCAATCTTATCTAAGGTGATTGCATCATCCTTAACATCAGCAGTAGAAACTGGTGCTGTGCCAACGCTAAAAGTAAGTGTTGCAGCATCGGATTCTGAGCCTACTGAGTTTATAGAGGAAACAGAAGCAACATAGTTAGAGCCTACTGGTAAGAATGTTAGATCAACAAAATTAACATCTACGATTCTATTCATTAACTTATTGGAAGAGCTGTCAACAATATTGATTCTGTATTCATGAAATGCAAAATCTGTTGGTTCGTTCCAAGAAAGGAAAGGTCTGCCAGTTGCAGAAGTATTTGAATCGGTAAATGTTAAACCTGTTGGAGCACTAACCTCAAAGCCTTGAGGAATGTATGTGTAATCTTCTATAACCTCTTGAGGTGGAGCTTCCCAAGTATAGATGTCCAGATATTCAATAGCTTGTATGTTTACTAAGCCTGTTGGTTCTAATCCTATGTTTTCTACTCTAAATAATTTTCCTGTTAGACCTAAAGGTGTATAAGCAACAGTAATAACATCTCCCACTTTAACTTTATAAAGTTCTGGTACTGCTGTGAAAGATATGGTTTGTTGGTTTCTTGATCTGCCAAGTATTGCTTCACCCATGTTGTAAGCAACATAAGAATTAATAACATAAGGAAAATCTACAACTAGCTCTAATTCTTCACCGCCATCATCAGATTTATAATTTGGACTTGCATCGTGAAAAACTGTAACAGTATCCATTTCAAATTTTTTCTTCTCATTGAAAAATTGCACTACAACTTTATTAGCTTTATCTGCTTTGCTTTCATAATTTAAAGTAACTCCAGCAGAGTTAATGATATGATCGTCTGTAACTGTAAAAGAACTAGAAGCGGTATCTTCTAAAACAATCTCATATTTACCATCAATGTAATTTAAGATCCCCCTCATATTTGCTAAGAGCTCTCTGGTGTTTTCTAAAACATTTTTATTAGCATCAACCAAACCATTACAATGAAATCTTTTTACTTGTACTAAAGCTGTTCCATTTTCATCTGTGTAAGTAGATGGAGCTGAACAATCTAAAATCAATCTATGTTGTATATCGCCATCAAAAGGCTCAAATCTATAACCACCTACCACCTCACAATCAGCAAAGACTGATGTTGCTCCAGAATCTTTTAAATTTAATACTCCGCTTGCTTTAGCTTGAATCCAAGTTGTTTCATCTACAGTTATTTCTCTTTGACCAGATATAGTGCTAAAAGTTGCAGCAGAATAAGATCCAGAATAATCAGGAGTATCTTCTAATTCATCAGAAGTGTCTGCTGCGGTTTGAAAGGATTGCAAATTAAGACTACTTGCTCCCAAACCCTTTCCATATTCATCATTAGTCATGTAATCCAGTGTGCAAAGAACTGCATTATCAGACCATTCATAAGTATCTGGATCGTCTATTCTGTGTGAGCCAGATCCACCAGATATAGAGCTATCTAATCTAGGATCATAAAGTTTTTTACCTCTGACAATAACTGTGAGCTGGGGAATGCTGCTAAACATGCCACGATTATCATATTCAAAAGAACAAGCTAAATAGGCAACACCTCTTAATCTATGGTTGCTAGTCCATTGAGATGATATAGAAGCTGTAAGCATTGGATCTGCTGTTTGATCATCAGCCCCATGATGTGCATTAAAAACCATTCTGTAGCGTTTAGTCGGATCAGTACCGCTAGTACCTGCATTAGATTGTTGTACTGTTCCTATCTGTGATGCAGTACATAAAGAGCCAGCACCAGAAGATATTTTATCTGAGCCAGCATAATAACCCTGCCTAAATACAGCAGTATCTTTTATTGATACGCCATTGATTTCTATAGTGTCTAATTCTATTTGATCTACTTCACCAACTGAAAGAGCATAGACTACGAATAAATCTTTGCTGCGTTTATCTGCTGTATTCATAAATACAACAGTAGAACCTACACGCCTTCTTCCATATATGATTGGTAATTTTCCACCTTGAGATGTTTTTTGACCAAGAATATCTTGTCCTCTGGACATCAATTCTCTTGCTTCTTGAAATCCTTTTACTCCAGTACCAACTGTAACAATGGCTACAGTCCAAGAAATAGCCTTACCAACTGCTGTGCTTGTAAACCAAGTTGCTATCTTTTCAAAGATAGTTGGTGTTGCGGTAGTCCAAACCATTAATCAGCACCCCATCGTATATCTTCTTTAGTTTGATCAGCATATTCAAAACCTTTATCACCTGAAAATACATGCTGCTGAGATTCGTCTGTAAAATGTCTACCTTTTTTAAGCTGCCAGTTTGCCCAATGGTTTTGCACAACCATGCTTAAATGTGAGCTTTGATCTGATTCTGTTATAGAACAATTACCTATTATTCCACTAAAGTATGTGGTTGCATCTACTATGGTTTCATTATTATCAAAGAAAGCAATATAAATATTTACTGAAGTGTTTGTGTAATTACCATCTTCTATCAAATCTTTTACAGTGGAAGTTATGTTAGAAAATGTAATAGTAATTTCTTCTATTTGTGCTTCACCATTTTCTGTAGAAGAAGATATGTTTACAAAATTTCCACCAGCTTCATAAACATTAGAATCATAAGTAACATTAGAGTAATGATCGGTTGCTCTTAGTGGTGTAGAAAAGTTTATTTCAACAAGAAAGCAAATCTTGTTTTGATCATTAGCAATTTGTGTTTGTAAATTAGATGATAGTGTTCTAGCCATTATGTAATTACTTCTCTTACCTCAAACTGTATTGAATAAAAATTGCTAGGATCTGTACTGTATAAAATTTCATCTGATGTCAGATATACAGTAAAGCTAGGCTGATTCATTGTTACAGCTTCATTATCGGCAAGAGTAGCAACCAAATTTGGCTCAATTAAAACTGTTGCTGCTCCTGTACCATCAGAATCAACATCAGCTTGCACCATATAGACTTTTGAATGTCCTGCAAATTTAATTAGATCTCCTGCTTTAAGAACTCCAGAAGTGCTTGCAGAAAAACCATCTATAGTTATTGTTGCATCTCCAGCAGAATGAGCACCATTAACTACAACAGAAGAATTAGATTTATCTGCTCCTCTGTTTTGTGTTGGTAGTTGAATGGTAAAGTTTTCAAAACCACCCTTTTGTTTTTGTAAGAAAGCAAAGATATCCATTGCATCATCTTGATCTAATGGTGGCATTTGCACTGTAAATTGAAAGTATTGAGCTCCTATTTGTCTTACAGATCTTTTACCAGATAAGGTGTGATCCATAAGAACTGGTCTTTTATTATTAAAATCTAAAGTTCTAAATTTTGGACTTGTTGGAAATGATCCGCTCATATTACACCCATCTTACCTCTTGCGTTCATAGCATTATTAATCATTGCTGTAATCATTCCTTTTCTTGAAGCAAGCAGTTGATCAAAACCTGAAGCATCTACTGTTGAAATATTAAAGCTAACGCTTACTGGCTGTGTACTTGGAGAAGTCATATTTGCAAGATTTTCATTGGTAATAATTTGACCAGAAGAATTAGGTACAAACATTTCAGCACCGCCCTCTCCAACTATGTAAGGAGAGCCAGCTTTAACGCTACCGCCATCTTCTCTAAAGATACTTCCAAAAGAACCAAAAAATGATTCAAAGTATCCAGTAAGAGGTCTTAATATCATTTGCTGTATAGCTATTCTTAACATTTGTTCAACCACATAATCTGCAAAGTCTTCAAATTCTAGTTTTCCAGTTTTTAAAGATTTCACAATAGAATCTTCAAACTTTTTCATAGAATCAACAGTCAACTTATCTACTGATTTTTCTACATTTTCTAATTCTTCAACAAAGTTTTTTACACCAAATGCTGTGGTTGAAAATTGAGTTCCAATTTTGCTTAGTGGATCAGGTAAGTTTTTAAGCTCTTCCTTTAATTGCACTATTTTGATTCTAATTTTATCTGCATCAGATAAACCTGTTTGCGGATCTACAAATTGATCCCCAACTCCAGACATAAAAGCTCCAAGTATTCCACCAGTAGGAACTTCGCCTAGAGCTTGTTTTAAAGAATTTTCTAAATCAGCAATCTCCATTCGCAAAGTTGCTGCTGTAGCTTCTCTTTCAACTATTCCAAACGCTTCACCAATTTTTAAAATATCATTTGCAACAGACACAACAGCCTTTTGCAATAAAGTCATGGTATTTTTACTTAAATCATTTGAAACTCTTTGAAATTCAGAAGCTATATCAATATCGCTTTGACTTAATACATCAATTTTAGACATCTCCCTCATTTGCTCTGATGTCAATGAAAGTGTATTCTTTAAGGCAACACCCTCTGAATCGAATAATTTAAAAGCCAGCCTAAGTTTTTCAGATTCAGAATTAACTTTTCCAAAAGCATCAGGAAGTTCCATAAATAGCTCTTCAACGCTTCTGGTTTTTCCTTCTGAATCTTTTAGCTGAATACCAAGCTGTCTTAACGCATCCCTAGCTTCTCCAGTTCCCATTGCTGCTTCAGCAGTTCTTCTTGAAAACCTTTGTAGAGCCATATCAAAGGTGGTTGTTGCAACACCTGTTTGTTCAGCTACATGCCTTAACCTTTGTAATGATTCTGCATTTATACCTAATTTCTTTGAGGTATTATCAAGTTGAAAAGCCATATCAATAGTGGCTCTTGAAAACTGAACAATAGCACCAACAGCAAAAGCACCAGCTACAACTTTCTTGATTTGATTAAAACCTTTTTCTGTACTGGTTAAAGATTGTTTGACTGAATTGAAGGCTTTTTTGGTATGATCCTGAGCCTTCAAACGCATCATGATATCTTGTCTATTTGCCATGATTTACCTGTTTGTTCTTTTCCTCAAAATAAGCTGCCCAAGCTGTAAACTCAGATAAGGACATTTTCTCTTCTAGTTCTTGCACTGTTAGGTGCAAGGTTTCCGCAAGATAGAATTTAAAAAAATAATCCTTATCTTCTGCTACTTTTTTAGTTCATCCTCATATTTGGATGAGCTCATTAATTCAGCAGCTACTCTTGTTAATACTTCTCTATCAACATTATTCATTAAAGCGTTTTTATCGCTTAAATCGAATAATTTATTCAGCTCTCCATCTAAAGCACGATGAATTAAACAATAAGCCATTAACTCAACATCATCAGATTTAGCATACATTTGTAGCTTCTTCATCTCTGCTAAAGTCAATGGCTTACAGTAAATAAGCAAAGGACTACCATCATCATCACCCCATTCTGGAACTTCTATGACTTTTATTTCCTGTGCATCAAAGTGTGCTTTCGCTCTCTCTATTGCTTTCATCTTATGCAGTGCCTTCAGTTAATGCACCTGAGCCTTGAAAGCTAAAACTAACTTCTGCCATTGAATCGAAACTTTGTGATTTACTTACACCAGTAACAATAATGCTTCCTGCTAATTCTACATTTCCAGCAGTATCACCTTCAGGATAAACATTAAGAGTTAGAGATGATCCAACAGTCAAGGTATCTTGACCGCTATCAGCAAAGTCTAAATAAGCATCAGCAGATCCAGTAAAAGATGTTAGCGTAGCTGAATAAGTTCTAGCCGCATCTCCCATTTGTGTAGTTTCAACAGTATCGCAAGATTCATCTATGCTGAAGCTCTTGATCTCACCAATGGTAGTAGCACCAGATTTTAAAACGCCATTTTTACCAACGATTTGTGCCATTTTTTACTCCTCTATTTCTTCAATAGTTATTTCTTTTGAGGAAGGTTCTTTTTTCTTTTTCGTAGAAGCTGCTTCCTCTTTCCAGCCTTTACTCAATAGATATTCTACCTTAGTTGGATGAACATCTACCTTTGTTCCGTCTTTATTTATTAAAATCATAAACTTCTCCTATGCTGCTGTATCTGGGGATTGTTCCCTTGTTTCATACATTACATCAAAAGTTAAAGTTGCAACTGCAACTGGTTTCTCACCATCTCCATTGTAATCTATTTCTGTAGATTCTATAAAAACATCTTTAGCTAATCCGCTAAGTGTTGCATCAGCAGCAATAGCTGTTTCTATCTCTTTGGATATGGTGTCTAAAGTATCATCAAAGTTCGCAACTGCTTTTACATAACATTCGCAAACTAAAGATAAATTTCTAATTAAAATTCTGTTTGTTCCTAAGGTGTCAGGCTCAGAATCTTCTGATTTGGTATATACAATTACAGCAGGTAACTCACCCTGCTCAAAGTTATAAACTCTTGATTGAAATACATTAGATCCTGTGGTTGTAAGACCTGTAATTTGAGTAGCAAACTGTTCTCTGATTTGCTGTCTGATGTGATCTGCCATTATTGTTCCTCTAAGACTAAAACTGAAAATCCTGTTTTATCTGGTTGAGCTCCTACAACAGAATAGGTAGTTTCTGCTTTTAGAGTATTACCATCTAAATCTTTTCTAGCTGCCACAACTAAAGTATCGCTATGACCTGCGTTTGGAACATCTATGCTTCTGCAAATCGCAACTGGTGTTGTAGATTCTACACCTACACTTGCACCTT